GGGTCGCTTGGCAAGCCGCCGTCGGCCGAAGACGTCATGGCCCAGCAGCAGCCGGGCAGCGGCATCGACGGCCAAGGCGTCGAGGGCGGGCTTGCCGCCGCCGAAGGCGACGCACCGCCGCCATCGCCCGCCGCCCAGGCGCAGCCCGAGGAGCCGCAGGTTGCGGACGTCTCGCTCAACGGTGCGCAGATTACGGGCCTCATCGCGATCCTATCGCAGATTCCCGCTGGCCTCATCACGAAGGATGGAGCCGCCGCCCTCATCGCGGCGTCGTTCCCAAGCATCTCGGCCGCGAAGGTCACGGCGATCCTGGCTGGCGTCAACAACGCCGCCCCCGTGCCGCCGCCGCCCGTGATCCCTGCCCGTTCGCTTTCGGAGCAGCGGGCGATGACGATCAGCATCGACTTTGACAGGACGTTCGCCGCCGACCCGCAGATGTGGGGCGAGTTTGCGAAGAAGGCGGTGGCCGATGGCAACACCGTCGTGATGGTGTCCCGTCGCGAGGACACGCCAGAAGATCGCCAGACCGTGACCGAGACGCTGGGCGACTATGCCTCCGCGTTCTCCGAGGTGCTGCTAGTCGGCACCGATACGCTCAAGGCCGACGCCGCCGAAGCGGCTGGTATCAAGGTGGACGTGTGGGTCGACGACTCGCCACAAACGATCAAGCAGGCGAACGATGGCGAAGTATGACCACATCGACTTCACGCCGCCGCAAGGCGTTCGCGACGAGGCGCAAAAGGGTCTCGATTGGCGGAAGGAGTTCGGACGCGGCGGCACCGCGGTCGGCATCGCCCGCGCTCGCAATCTATCCAACGGCACGACGATCAGCCCCGACACCGCACGCCGGATGAAAGCGTACTTCGATCGCCACGAGGTCGACAAAAAAGGTGCCGGGTGGTCGCCGGGAGACGACGGCTTCCCGAGCAACGGGCGCATCGCGTGGGCCTTGTGGGGCAGCGATGCCGGGTGGGCATGGAGCCGCAAACTGGTTGAGCAAATGAACGCCGCAGATGAGGAGAACCGCAGCATGGAAACCACCATTGAACGCCGCTCGTTTGTCGTGGACGACAACGACACTGCCTCGCCCTTGCTGGCGGTCGAGCGTCGCAGCGAGGGCGACGACAGCGGAACCAACTGGATCGTCGGCTACGCGGCGAAGTTCGGCGTCAACTCGCTGGAACTGGATGGCGAGTTCATCGAGCGAATCCACCCCGACGCCTTCGGCATCGTTGCCGAGCGTCGAGGCCGCAAGACACCGCTGGAGACGCGCGCGCTCTGGAACCACGACGCCAACTATCCGCTGGCGAGGTATCCCGGCACCCTTCGCATGGTTGTCGATGAGGTGGGGCTGCGGTACGAGTTCCCCGTTCCAAACACAACCTACGGTCGCGACCTCGCCGAGAACATCAAGGCGGGGATCGTTCGCGGCAGTTCGTTCTCGTTCCAGATTGCTCCGGGTGGCGACGAGTGGAGCGTCGAGGACGGCCGCTCGATCCGCACCGTGACGCGGGTTGGCGCGCTGATCGACGTTGGCCCCGTGACCTTTCCAGCGTATCCCGATGCCGACGCCAAGGTGGCGAAGCGATCCTATGACGCGTTCCGCAGTTCGCAAACCGCGAGCAAGGAGCGTCGCGAGATCGTCAGGGCAAAGGCTTCCGAACTCCGCGAGTACCTCAAGCAGCATGGTCGCTAAGTCAGGCGAAAAGTGCCCAAAATGCAGCCACGGAAAACTTCTGGTTGCGTCGAGTCAGCGTCACGGCGAGTACCAGATTCGATACCTTCGGTGTCGCGTTTGCGGCGCGACGGACAAGCACATTCTCGCTGCTGCCGAGATCAGTCGGCCCAAGTCGGCCTGAGTCTTTTACTGCATGGCCTGCATGGGTCTTGACCTCCATGGTTAGTTTTGGCGTTAGGTGATGCGTTCGCGTCGCCGCTATCAGCACTAGGAGACATCCGCCGTGGACAAGATCAAGGCACTGCTCGACGAACTTGCGAACATCACCGCGCAGATTCAAGCCGCGATGGATGCCGAAGAAGCCCCCGCCGGCGAAGGCGACGCCCCTGCCGCTGACGCCGCCGAAGAAAACTCGCTCCGCTCGCTGATGGAGCGTGCCGACGCGATCAAGGCCAAGATCGAGTTTCTTGAAAAGGTGCAGGCCAAGGAGGCCGACCTTCGTGCCGTGCTTGAGCGGTCTGCCCCCGCTCGAAAGATCGAAGCCCCCGAACCCAAGGAGCCCGAAGTGGAAACCCGTCACTACGCCGTGCCGAAGTCGCACGGCCCACTCAAGGCGTTCACCGGCCCCAACGCCGACGAGCGAGCGTACCGTGCCGGTATGCACATCAAGGGCTTCGTGTTCGGCGATGCGGAGGCTCGGCGGTGGTGCCGTGACCACGGCGTCGAGAGCCGCGCTCAGGCCGGTGGCATCAACAGCCTCGGCGGCGTGCTGACCAGCCCAGAGCTGTCCAGCGAGATCATCCGGCTTGTCGAGGAGTACGGCGTGTTTCCGCAGTTCGCCAAGCGGGTCAACATGACGTCCGACACGCTCGTCTACGCTCGTCGCACCGGAGGCCTCACCGCCCGCCCGGTCGGCGAGAATGTCGAGGTCACCACCAGTGACGTGACGTTCGACAACGTCGAACTCACCGCGAAGATTTGGGGCGTGGCAAACCGCACCCCGAACTCGCTCATCGAAGACTCGGTGATCGACCTCGCCGACGCGATGGCTGTCGAGACGGCTCAGGCGTTCGCCGAGGCGTCGGACAACGCAGGCTTCATCGGTGACGGCACGCTGACGTATCACGGTGTCACCGGCATCACGACGAAGATCGTGCAGTCGGCCTACTCCGCGTCGGTCGTGACCGCGACGAGCAACACGACCTTCAGTGATCTCACCATGAAGAACTTCACCGATCTTCTGGCGAAGTTGCCGATGTACGCCCGCAACCGCAACGCGCGGTGGTACATCTCTCCTGCCGGTTGGGGTGCCGCGATGCTGCGGCTCGCCATGCTCCCCGGCGGCTCGTCCGGTGCTGGCGGCAACTCCAGCAACAACGTGGCGAGCGGCTTCGGCGAGACGTTCCTCGGTTATCCCGTCACGCTCGTGCAGCCGATGGTCTCCGACCTCACGGGCACGACCGGCAAGGTTGCCGCCCTGTTCGGCGATCTGTCGCAGGCCGCGATCTTCGGCGAACGGCGTGCCATCTCGATCAAGACCGCCAGCGAGCGGTTCATCGAGTACGACCAGACGCTGACCTTCGCCACGACTCGCAACGCCATCGTCGTGAGCGACCTTGGCTCGACGAGCAAGGCTGGCCCCGTTGTTGCCCTCAAGTTCGGCTGATCCTGACCACACTCACTAGGAGATTCTGACCCCATGAACTTCGTCGCTTCCACCAAGAGCGTCAGCAAGGCCGAAACGTCCGTGGCACTGACCGCGACGCACTCCGTCGAAATCGACACGCTCGGCTTCGACTTCGCCTCGATTGACGTTGTGTTCTCGCCGTTCACCTCGGCCTCCGGGCCGACGACGGCTGCGAACGTGCTTCGCGTTGCCCAGAGTGATTCGGCTGGCAGCGGCCAGACGAACATCAGCGGCTTCGTCGGCGGCACTGACTTCACGGTTGGTGCCGGTGTCACCGCGACGTCGAGCGTTGGCTACATCCAGCGGTTCGACATCGACCTCCGTGGCAAGCGTCGATACCTCACCGTCTACGCCACCCCGGCGTCGACCTGCGGTGTCGTCACGTCCTGCCGACTCGGCAAGGGCGAGGCTGGCCCGGTGTCGGCGACCGACAAGGGTGTCAACGGCGTCGTCGTCGGCTGACCGCTTGACGTCAAGAGCATAGTGGGGGCGGCAGACCAGCCCAAGGGTCTGCCGCCCCCTTTGCGTTGAGGCACCTATGCTGCTGCAGGTCGGAAGCACTTCGGTTGATGTTCGCTGCGAGGCCGTGTTATCCGGCCCCCGGTTTGGCCCGCTGATCAACATCTTCGGCTTCATCGAGGCCATGATGCCGCTCCACATTCGCCCCACGCTGGGGCAGGGTGCGTTCTGGAGCCAAGTGCTGACGCGGATGCTGGAGAAGTTTGAGCCGACGACCGAGTACATCGTCACGCTCGATATGGACACGTTCGTATCAAAGGAGCAGATCGAACATCTATTTGCGCTCGCGATGACGTTTCAGTGCGACGCTCTTGCCCCGCTTCAGACCAAGCGGGAGGACGGGAGGCCGATGCTGACGCTGCTCGACACGCTGGACAACCCGCCCGAAAACGGCGTGACGCAGGTGCCGAAGGAGTGGTTCGGGCACCCCGTCCAGCAGGTCGACACGGCCCACTTCGGCTGCACGATCATCTCGACCGCCGCCTTGCGGCGCATGGCGAAGCCGTGGTTTCTGGAGACGCCAGACCCGAGCGGCTCGTGGGGGGACGGCAGAACCGACTCCGACATCGGATTCTGGCGGCAGTTCAAGGCCTCTGGCAACCGGCTCTACGTCACGCCTCGCGTCTGCATCGGGCACGGCGAGTACGTCATCACGTGGCCCAGCCAAGACCTCGGCAAGCCCGTGTTTCAGTATTGCAACGAATGGCAGGAGACACGCAAGCCCCCGGCATCTGCATGGAAGGTGGGTGAATCGTGAAGATAGTGATGAAGCGGCATCACGGCGCGTACAAGCCGGGTGAGGTCGTCGACCTTCCCGACAACGATGCCCGTGCGTTGATTGCGTGGGAGTACGCGTCAGAAGCACCACCGGCGGACAAGCAGCAGACGTTGATCGAGACGGCGAGCGTCAGGCCAATCGTAGAAAGGGCAGACGTCACGCCACGGAGGAAATAGCGTGACACGATACCGCAGCCTCAAACGCGTGACCGCCCCGGCAGCGGAGCCAATCACGCTCGCCGAGGCGAAGGCACACTGCCGCGTCGACACCAGCGACGACGATACGCTGATCGAGGGCATGATCGTTGCGGCGCGTGAATGGGTCGAGGACTACGTCGACCGCTCACTCGTGACGCAGCAACTCACGATGAAGCTCGACGCGTTCCCCACAGAGGTCGAGTTGCCTCGCCCGCCGATGATCGCAAGCGGCACCGCGACGGCCGTCACCATCACTTACACAGCAGATTCGTCGGGGGTCACCGCCTCGCTGTCGCTGTCATCGTGCCGCGTGGATCGCGACTCGACGCCGGGGGTGATTCGGCCGCTGTACGCCAGTTCTTGGCCGAGCCATATCTTCGACAAGAACGCTATCACGATCACGTGGTGGGCCGGATACGGAGCAGCGGCGAGCGTGCCGCAGCGGGTCAAGGCGGCGATGCTGATGTGCGTTCACGAGTTGTACGAAAAGCGTGGCAACGCCGTGATGCCGGAAGCGGCCATGCGGCTGCTCGATACCGTCTCGTGGGGGTCGTATACATGACGGTCGAAGGCCGAGCGATCATTGACATTGTTGTTCAAGATCGAAGCGGCACGGCTTCGATCAACACGTTTTCGA